AGGCCGGAGCCACAATACGCGGTACGAGTCTGATCGCCGCCGCCCGAACGCCAAATACTTTGGGTGGTAGAAAGTGCCATTTGAGTTGTCCTCACATGCGAGTTAAGCGCGAACGATCTGCATGTCGTTAGGCGGGGGGCCTATTCGTAAGCGCCGGGAAATCCCCCGGATTTGTTACTTTATATACCGAAAAAGGGGGGCCGTAAAGCCCCCCAATCTTTATGCTCCCGGCGAACCAAACATACCCAGAGGGTCTGAAAATCCGAAGGAATAACGCTCACGAGCCTTGTAACGGACGTTGCCAGTATCAAAATCGCCGTCCATTGAGTTAGCCAGTGGGCTACGAACAAAGTGCTTCATGCCGTTTGGAACGTCGGTACACAGGAACCATGCGTTTGTATCGGTCAGGAAGTGGTTGATCGTATAGCCTTCTGGAATTGAACCATTGTTCTTCAGTGCGTTAATATCGTTGTCATTAGTACCAACACGAAGGCTGGTTTCAAGCAAACGAGTAGCAACAAACTGAAGAGCAGAAGGAACAATTAATTTCCGGGGTTTAGCCGCAATCAAAAGTCCACGTTCGTCAGTCCACGCAGCGATTTGAATCACAGCGTTTTCCAGCGAAGTTTCATTTAAATCAGAAGCAACAGAAGGTCGATTAGAGTTAGTTCCTCCATCAACTAGCGGGTGTGCAGTTGAAAACAACGCTACGCCATCACCGCCCGGATATGAAGCCGAGAAGCCGTTGTTTAAAACAGAAGCCGCTTTAACCTGCTTGGTATACGCCATAGCACGAGCCAAACCTTTTGTATAACGAGCCGACAGGCTGTCATACAGGTTATCTTCGATGGCCTCTTCGGTCAGCGAGAAACCCAGAGCAATGGTTTCGTGGTTGTACCTTGCAGTCCAAGCTTCCTGCGCATTGTCATAAGCAATCGCAGAGCCTTCGTTCTTGACTGGAGCAGCCGAGAAGCCAGACAGCTTGGTTTCTTCTTCGAATGAACGCTCGGAAGTCTCGGTTTCGTAGATTTCCTTGTGCTCTTCGCCGTAACGAGCGTACTCCATGCCGAACAGTGCGTTCAAGCCGGGGAGCAGCTCTTTCAGTAGTTGTGCGCGTGAAATAGCCATGATTTAACTCCCTTATACGCTGTCAGGTCCAACCGGGTTCAGGTACGAATGACCGCCAGCCATAGTTACCGACGCGGTTTCAGCCGTAAAGTCGATAGTAATAGTTGGGTGCGGAGCATTCCACTTAACAATAACTTCGCTGTAGTTACCGCTGGAGTTGATAGTCTCTTCTACAAGACCAACAACACGGAACGGCAAAGTTTGCGCAGTATTGCTGCCCGAATCATAAGCACCGATGTTCGAGTTACCCGAAATGGTGGTGTTCGAGGCTGGCTGCGAGATAGCCAAGTTATTGCCCAAGATCGTGCCCGCAATCGGGGTGATGGTGGTCGAAGTTGCACCGCCAGTCACAGCGACCTTGAACAGTTGATCAGGATCATCAGCCACATAAGCCAAGATGTCCGAAGCAACTACGCTACCCGGGTACGAGTTAGCAAATAGCTTCTGACCAGTCGATGGGTTAGTGTAGCTAACGCCGAGGAACACACCGGTCACGCCGTTGGCGTTAACGGTAGTCGTACCGGTTTCTTTAACAATAGTGCCACCATCTAAACGGACAATATCGCCGTTATTGATGACGGTACCGTAGTTGCTTGCAATCGGGAGTTCACGAGTCTGGCCCGCGAACACCTGACCACCGATCAAATTGATCGGCTTTAGCCCGTAGGGGGCATTTACAGTCGGGTATGCCATGTTTGACTCCAAAAATTGAGATTAACCACCTTTGCCGAACGTCGTCGTAGACTTCTTCTCAGAGAAAAGCGGCATACGAGCATCGTTCTCACGCATAAAGCTGTTGTCAATTGCAGTCGTCTGGGCTTGAGTCTGGCCTGCGTAATAATCATTACGCTGCTTAACAAACTCTTCAGGCGTCTTACATAACAACAACCCATCGACCTCAATATTCTCTTTAAAGCGACTATCAGGGTCGACTAGCAGTTTAAATTTAGGTTGCTCCTCAATCCTTACTGGTTCCCAACCTTCTCGCAGCTTAGCGGAGATGTTCTTGGGGTCAGCTTTGTTAAGCGTAGCAACACGTATCCACCTATACGCAAACCCAGCCTGTTTATCAGGTTCTGGCAGTAATTCCGCAGGGGCCCACTGCTTAGGGCGTTCCTGTTGCGCACGGTTTTGCATCTCTCTAGTAAGTCGGTTCTCGCTCATGGTCAGGCTCCTTGCAATTTAAGAACTTCGCGGGCGTATTGCTCCGGTGTCAGTTTGAACTTCTTGGCTAACGCTGCTTGTGTAGCTGTTAGTCTCACCTGCTTCGGAGCCGTGCTCCGCTTAGCTGACGCTACGACGGTACTCGGCTTACTTTTCTGAGGCTTTTGTGGCTCAGAGTCATCTGAAAAGGCTTCTGGAAACCGCTTGCGCATAGTCTTGTCTATACGCTCGTAGTATTCGTCGGTACCTAAGTATTCCGCACCATACTCACGATACAGTTTCATATGCAGCCCTTTTGCGGCCTCCGTCATCTCCTCGTCCTTTTCCCACCAGTTCGAGTTACGACGACGCCAATCTGCATATTTCGGGTCAACAGGGCGTTGTTCCTGCTGAGGTTGCGGGAGTTGTACCTCAGTTTCTACGTTTTGTAAAGTGGGCTTAAAGTTTCTTGTGCGATCCAACTTTAACGACGCATCCACTAGGGCTTGCTGTGCCTCAACTAACTTATCAGCGTCGCCTGAGTCATAGGCTTCCCGGTAGTTCCTTTTCGCCACCTCAACGTCGGTTTCCGCCGCTGCTTTGACTGTGGCTAGATATTCTTGCTCCCCAGAGGACAGCGTAGCCTTTAAGCGCTTGTTCTCCTCTAAGATACTTTGAGCTATCCGTAAGGCTTCCTCCTGCTCCCGGAATGCCCTCTCTTTTTCCCGGCGCTCATCGTGCCAAGCCTTCTTATATTGTTTGAACCGGCTAACTACCTCGTCGGGATAGTCCCCTCCGTCCTCCGGTTTTTCCAAAGCATTAACAATATCAGCAGGAAGTGGCTCCTTACCACGGTCTTCTTCAGGGGTGTCGTCCTCAATCTCAACGACAAAATCCTCTTCCTCCGCTACCGGAACCTCGTTCTCGATCTCGTCGGGGAACTTGTACTCGTTCTGTTCCATAGGCATAGCTGTCTCCTTATGCTCGTGAAATACCGCGTGGGTCTTCGACTACGGCCTCGACTGAGTCATCATTAATAATGCGGAACTCCCGCCCATGAATCTTCAGTCTGGTACCGCTATTTGGACGCGCCAAGATAAAGTCCCCCACTTTGCACCAAGGACCATTTGGGAATCTCTTGTCGTCTTTATAACAGTCGGGCCCGAGTTTCACGACAAAGAAGACCGTGCTAAGGACTTCCTCGTAATGTACGGTTTGACCTGCCTTTAACAGGCCACTGTCGTACTTCTCTTCTATTTCAGGAATGGCAACTAATATCCGGTAGCCTGACGGGTCGGGTAGTTGCGTTGCCTTCTCTTCTGCGGTCTGTGGCAGTGTTGACACTTCACCGCTTTCTGTAGCGATGGCTAGTTCAGTCATCTGAATACTCCATGTGTTTTGCGAGGTCTAATATGTATGACTCAACTGCGGTGAGACCTCGAATTTCACCGCAGATAAACCGGTACTCGTCAAAGCTCTTGGCTGAACTGTTGCCTAGCCCGTCAGATAGTTGTGCCCGACGCTCGCGTAGTTCTTTCAGTATTGCTTCGATTACGTTCATTTAGGCTTCCCTTTCTGTGGGGGTTGGGGACGGTTCTGCTGCTGTCGATGCTTATGCAGGTCTAGAGTCGCTCTAAAGCCTTCAGACTCCTGTTGTCTGTCAGATTTAATGCGGTCGGTCTCAACCTTAATTGCCATATTTGCCCCGGCGATCTCTTTCTGTGCATCGATGCGCTGCTTCTCAATCTCCAGTTGCGCCATGCGTGCGGCTGAGTCCGCCTGATCTTTAGCAATCTTGCGCTGAACTTCTGCCTGCTTGATCTGCAACTCTTGCATCTGCATCTGGATAATCGGGTCTTGCATCTGCTGTTGAGCCTGTTGCTGCTGGGCTTCCTGCATATGCTGTGAGACAAGCTGTTGTGTAGCTTGTGCCGCCGCTTGGGAAATCTTGACCTCCATCTCCTTCGGAATCTGGATGTCGTCGTCTTCCTCGTAGTTCGGGAGAGTTATACCCATCGTCGCTTCCATCTGCTTGCGGTACTCGAAGCCAACGTGCTCATTAATGTGAGCCATCATCGCCGCTTGCATCATCTGCGCTTGTGGGTTCTGTCCAATAATCTCCTGCACTTTCGGGTCTTGCATAGCACCCATGTGAACAGCGATATGTGCCTGATGATCCTGATATAAGAACGCTTTGACAGGTTTACCCATCAGAATGTTCTGGTTCTCAGTAATCGGGTCGCGCGGGCGCGTGTCGTCTTCAGTTGGTACTAGCTTCGTGTAGTTCTTAATACCCAACACATCCAACATCTGACGATGTAGAAGTGGCATGTCATACAGTTGTGGCGCGGTTTGAGCCAGCTGTAGTACCGCTTGATACTGCACAACCTTCTGACTCATCGTCGCAGCGTTCGGATCACTGACCGGAATCACATCTACTTGGTCGTAATCACTCTGCTTGGCCTTACGTGTACCGTCAACTGGCTCGTAGTCGTAGTCAGGTGGTGTGAAGTCTCTGATGATCTCTTTGAGAAGCCTAAACTCCTCGTGCATCGAATAGTGGATGCGTGCCTGCACAGCAGACATGATCTTCAGAGTTCTCTCAAGAATAGCCAGCGTAGTACCCACCGGGGCTTGCGCCGACATGTCAGACACTTGCAACTCAGCTGCGTTAGCAAACCTGCGGCCTTCTTCGATGATCTGATTCATCAAACCAGCTAACACTTGACTTGGTTCTTTGTATGGCAGCGGCAAAATGTTGTCGCGTATCGCACCGCTCGGTACATCCACGTCTCTAAATTCACCCGGAGAGATCGGTGTGTCGTCGCCCTTAATACGCATACCACGAGCTTTCAAACCACCCGGCAGGTTAGACAACGTACCAGCGTCAACCAGCTGACGCATGATCGATGTACCGCTCTTCGCATACGCGCCGATCAAGTGGATAAAACCAAAGCAATAGAACCCAAAGCCGGGGATGTACCCGTAATGCACAAAGTGACTGCGCTTGTGTTTTAGCTTGTCGGTTGGCTTGTAGTTGCGGCGAATCGCCAAGACCTTCTGCGTAGCTTTATCCATAGTGACGATGTACGGCAACTTAATACCTGTCTCTTCACCGTCGTCATCTGTGTCCTCGTACCCCGGCAGGTCTAGATCAACCTGCATCTCAAGAAGCTTGTAACGGTCATCCGTAGTAGCGCGGAAGCCCATTTTCTCAGCAATCTTCTTTTCGACTTCCTCAATCGTATTGACCGGATCACCTAGATCAATGTCTCTATAGAAGCCGTCAACTTGCAGTCGTCTGATCTCGTTCTCAGTCTTACGCATCACGTGCGTGACACGCTCTGCTGTCTTCAAACTTGACGTGCCATATGGCACAACAACATCTTCAGCGGGTACATAAATAGATACCTGCCGACCCAACGCTGGGTCGAAGTACACCTTTTTGAACGCATTACCAGACAGGCCCAAGCCCCACAACATACGCTCATGTTCAGGGCGGTATTCAGGCATCTCTTCTGTTAATCGATAGTTCATGTCGTCTCGGACACGCTCAGCAGCCTCTTTCTTTTCAGGAGTCTCCTTACCGATAATTTTCGTCTTAACCGGCCCAGCAGCCGGGAAAGTTTCCATGATTGTCTCCGATTGGAATTTGACGAGTGCTTCTGAGAGAAGAGGGTGTGTAACTCCACATGCGCCTGCCCACGGTTCTGTTCGCTCTTCAAGTTTCATCCCCAAGAGATCAAGACCATCAACATACGTTTGAATCCAATCCTTGCGACTCGCTACGTCATCTTCAAAGTCATCAATCAAATCACTAGCAATCTGTGCCAACAACGACTCTGGCATATCTTCTGCCAAGTTCTCTTCAAAGTCGTCGTCACCCATCTCTTGCGGGTCAATCTCAAGCTCAAGATCACCCATGCCGATAGTTACCGACTCTGGGTCTTCAATCTCAATCTCCAAATCAGGCTCTTCCATCACTGCCTGTCCCAAGCCCTGCGGGGCTGCGTATAGTCCTTTATCGATTGCCATGATTAATCCTTAATCAACTGTCTTTATAAAACAGGTTGTTGTCCTTATCCCGCCAATCATTACCAACAAATGTAGGTTCTACATCGTTTAGCCATTTTTGAACGGAAAGAAAGCATCCACCACGTTCCCCAAACTTTCCACCATGCCAGCTTTCGGGTTTAACCCGAATCTGGCTACCCAGCAGATTTTGCGCAAACCACTCGCCGTTACACATAAAACTTATATCGCCAGATATAAATACTTCAAAGCTATCTACGTTTGGATGAATATGTGGCACTATTTCTGAGTTAGGTTGTACGGTAAAAAGTTCAACTTGATAAGGACTCTGTCTATAAAGCACTACCCCGTGCGTATCCTTTTGATACACCAACGAATTATCCGGCGGAGTATTTATCGGCCTGCTTGCTAACCACCAAGTTAAAAACGCTTCTAAGTCGTCATAATCCATATCAGTAATACCCTCTATGTCTTTTTGACTTAAACAGCTGAATCTCTTCAGGCTCGTCGTTATGCAGTCGTATAAACCCACCTTGCCGGAAGCGGAGCAGAGCCAGCGTAGTCGAGTCCACTAAGTCATCATTAATGCCAGACGGAAAGTCATTACACTCTTCTATGACCTCCATCGCCCAGCGTCGGTGCGGTGCCCACACCACACCCCCGTGAAACAGTGAAGAAACAGCATTGACACGGGATATCTTGTCTTGACCCTTGCCCGGTGTGAACTCTTGTATCGGCACACCCATGCGCCTCATCTCCTGATATAGAACAGAACCAGAAGACTTCTTCTCCACGATAAAGGAGTCAGGCTCCCAATCACGGTATTCTTCCAACACCAGCTGCTTTAGCTCCGGGTACTCCATACGTCTCTTAATAGAGTTAAGCAGGATGATGTTGTAGTTGTTTACTTCCTCGTTGTAGAACACACCCCACGTTGTCAGGGCGTTGAAGTCAGATCGATTGTTGGCTTCTTGTGCCGCATCGAGCGACATAATCGTAAATTCACACTGTGGCGGGTCGTCCTTCTCCCACATCTGCCACCACTCACGCTTTATAAGTGCTCCCTCTTCCGAGGTCGGTTGCTGCATGTACTGTGCATTCCAGTAGCGAATATCCAGTGATGCCTTTTTCGCCAGCAACTCCTCAACCGGCCAGAACTCGGGCCAGAGGGCTTGATCGTTCTCGTCGATAGCCGGAAATTCCACCACTTCCCAGCGATCCACATCCTCGCTGCGCTCCATCTGCGTGATAATTTGCCCAGTAAGATCAAGTTTGCTCCATCTGGTCATCACTACAATAATCGCCCCACCCGGCATAAGTCGCTGGATTGGCCCTGACTGAAACCATTCCCATGCTGGTAGAAACACCTCGGGTCTTCCCAGTTTTGCCTCTTGTTCAGAATGGGGGTCATCAATAATAAACAGGTCAGCACCACGACCAGCAAGAGCACCGCCAACACCGATAGCAAAATACTCCCCGTTGAAGTTGGTTCCCCACCTAGACGCACTTTTTGAGTCCGCCTGTAACTCAATCTGCGGAAAAACGTCACGATATGCCTCCGATCCAACCAGATTTCGCACCCTACGACCGAACTGAACCGCTAAATCCGCCGTATGCGAGGCCATAATGACCTTCTTTTGTGGGTATTTGCCCAAAAACCACGCGGGAGCGAGGTAAGAGATGAGTTCTGACTTGCCGTGACGGGGGGCGATGTTCACAATCACCCGTTTTTTCTGTCCGGCAGCGATATCTTCGAAGATTTTTGCCAGTCTATAGTGGTGTGGGCCCACTTTATAGCCCGGATAGACGTGTTTTACGAAGTCTAGGAACGAATCCTTGCTGATCTCCCTCGTAACTTCTTCTTTGTACTTCTTGAGAAGCTCAGCAGTACGCCGTTTCTGCTTCTCCGGCATGGTAGGAAGCTTTGCCCGCAGCTTATTTAGGTCTGCGGGGGACAATCTAAGTGCATCAAGTGCCAAGTCCAGCCCCCGTTTCGCGTACTTCCACGTCAATGACCTGATCTTCAAGCATATTTAAGGTCTCAAGCAGTTCTTTTTCGACCTCTTCAAGGCTTTGCACCTTGTGGGTAACTTCAGAACGCTTCTTAAATGCGTCAACACCGTCCACTTCACCAAGACTCTTTAGGGCAGCAATCCGTGCTTTGGGGTCTTTGGCGTTCTCAATCTCTGCTACCAGCTTGTTAACTACATATAGTTTCAGATCAGATAGCTCTTCAACGATCATGCAATTGCTTTGAGCCACCATCCCAGCTAAGTAGGCCATCACCTCGTTCGGGTACTTAGCAAACTCAGGCCGGTGTGCCGGGTTGTGGATCATCTGATGGGCAAGCTCTCGGGCAGTGTCTATATGTTCCGAGGTCGGCTCAATGGACTTGTTGTTCAGGTCAGCGACTAACTTAATAGTACGCGCCCGCATCTCTATCTCTTCTTGCGGGGTGAGGTCGGGCATTGCCTCAAGTGCTGAGGCTGGTAGAGGAATATCTTCCTCGATGTCAGGTAGAAGTGTATTCATATCGGCTTTCTGTGGCCTAACAGAATTGCATGGAATATAGCAGCTATTGTGAGTTTGTAAATGGTTGTTAAATTAGCAACTAAGTTTTGGAAAATTTTGTGAAATATTTTTTGTTTAGGCGATAAAAATGTTAGATGGGGGGCTGTGACAAACCTCGCGGGGATTAAATGGGGTTTTGGATTTTGTGGTGTTGTTGGTGCATATCTTGGTGTATAGGGCGCGATGGTACCAAGCGTGCGGTTCGGGGGGTCGGGGGGCGGTGGGGGTACCGGCGAAAACTTTACATATGCCCCTAGTATCAGCTATAACATAATCAAGCGAGACGATTTCCGTGTCGCACTAACAGGAGACGTGATGAAGATCACTAAACCAAACCTGAAGGCTCATCCCTTCAAATCCCTGTGGTACCGGCTAACCCACTACACAGTAGTGATGCAGTGGGAAGGCAGAGAGTCAGCACGCTACGCCAAGACGTACGACGAGGCACTAGCGTGGGCGCGTTGCTACCCAAGCGACGCAACTATCCTAATCGGTAAGCGCGGACGCTTAGTCGGCGCTCGCTTCTAATCATCGGGGGCTTCGGCCCCCTTCTTCTGAAAGGTAATTATATGAAACCAAAATGGACGCATGATTGTGAAGCCTGCAAATACATAGGCTCGATGCACAGTGATAGGGGTTTGCTTGACTGGTACACGTGCAACGACTCAGTAATAGCACGGCACGGCGATGATGGCCCAGAGTATTGGTCAACACCTCGTTTCATTATAAACAACGATGACTATCTAATCGGTAGGGACATGGATGGTAATCGTGGGGTGGGTGCAATGCTTGTACTCGCCCGCTTCATGCTGCAACGCTAATCAACCGGGGGCTTCGGCCCCCTCACTTCGAAAGGAAACATCATGGACTACAAAGTCGCTATCCAAGAAACCGACGGCATCATCCGCAACTTCTACTGCGAGAAATACCTCGACGCAATGTCGCTGTTCCACGTGCTCACGCGCCACTATCTATATGTGGAACTGTGGAAGGAAGGTAAGAAGGTGCACGAGTACGACAACCTGTATCAGATACACAACTAATCGGGGGGGCTTCGGCCCCCTTCTTTTTGTTTGTTTGAAACCAGTTATTTGTCGTCGCGCGTGCCGAGCGCGTGCGTGCAAGCTCGCTATTTAACAATTCAGCAACCCCTGAAACCTTGAATAATGAGCGTGGTTTCAGGTATAACTTAATTACTGGATGAATGATTCACTCCGAATTGTTTCCAGTACTTTTCGAAAGGGTACAACCATGGCTAAGAAAACCGCCATTGCAGAAGCAGTACAGGAAGTGTCGTACAAGTCCTACCGTGACTTTGGTTATTCGGTGGCTAAAAAGTCCGATGCATCACGGCTCGATGGGGCTTGGGCTTTGGACAACATTCCAAACTTCCTGACTGAGCCACCAAAAGAAGCACTAAGTGAATTGAAAGAAGGTTTTCGCCAGCGTTACAGCGAAACTCATCCCGATATTGCTTACGCTGTCGTTGATGGTAATTACATCCCACGTGACCAATTACCGGCTGACGCTAAGGTAATGGAAAACGTCAATATTGGGGTTGCGTATGCGTTTTCTTTTACGCAACAAGCATATGGTGCGCTGAAAGCGGATGACTTGCCAAAGTATCAACTGCTTCAGGATTTGCGTGACAAGGTAAACAAGTACTGCTTCAACTGCTTGTCTGACTTGAAAGCAGCAGCGCGTAAGGTAGAGAAGCAGCGCAACCCTGAAACATCAACACGGGCTGCAACCCTTGCCTTCGGCGAGTATATGTCGAAGCAATTCGAATCGTGGTCACAACGCTGCAAGACAGCGGAAGCACGGGGTAATGACCCGACAGCAGACAGCACCGCGTTGCGCGAAGCGCGAATTGCCTTCATGGTGGCTTACGAAAAACACAACAAGCAGTAACACTCAACCCTGCCAGCCGAAAGGCTGGCAGGGTTTTTTTTTGCGCCCAGCGTTTGAAACCAGTTATTTGTCCTCGCGCGCGAGCCCATGCGCGTGCGCTAATTAACGACTCAGCTATACCTGAATTCTTGATTTATCCCCTAGATATCAGCTATAACAATTCTACCGGATGAAATTAGTGCCGGTCTAATCCTAAGTAAAGGGGAAACATCATGGCAAAGAAAAGCCAAATCACAGAGGCGGTAGAATCAGTTACTTACAAATCAGTTACTGATTTAGGGTATTCAGTCGCAAAAAAATCCGATGCCGCTAAACTTGACGGCAAGTATGCGATTGAGAATATCGCGGGTTTTCCCGATTCAATCAGTAAAGAGAATCGGGATGAGTTTTATACTGGTGCAAGACTGAGAGCAAATGAATTGCCAAAGTATCAACCAGTAGAATATTGTGTAGTTGACAATAACTACATACCTGTTAATCAACTAACAGGCGATTTACCGAAAGAGCGGTACATCATTAGCGTCGCAAGTGTATTTAGTTATTCGCAACAACAATTTGGCGCGATGAAAAACGAAAACCCGCAACTATATGCAATTGTGCAAGATTTGCGAAAGCGGGTAAACAAGTACTGTTCGGGCGCACTTGATGATTTGAAAGCGAGTGCTCGAAAGTATCTAAAAGAGCAAAACCCTGAAACAAAAACCCGCGCCGCTACTCTGGCATTTATTGAGTTTCTCAATAAAGATTTTGACAATATGATAACGCGCTGCAAAACGGCAGAGGCTCGCGGAAATGACGATACCGCAGACTTAACAAGCCTCAAAGATAGTATCGCCGCTTTCAAAGCAAAATACAGACCGTATAATTAACCCTTAGCCGACGCGCCTTGCGGCGCGTCGGCTTTTTTTGCGCCTGCGTTTTTGAAACC